AACACCATCCGAGGAGGATGAAACCATGTCAGAACCCACAAGCGTTGAAGCCGCAATCGCGACTCAACCGATCTATGCAACCGCCAAGCGCGAATTCAAATTGCCGTCAATGTCCGAATACATTTCGGCTTTCGTTCGTGGAGGAAGCGATTTCGCACAACTCAACGAAAACATTCGCGCCGCAGCTCCTAACGTGACCACGCCTGACATCCCCGGTGTGATCCCAACCCCCATCATCCAAAATGTGTTCAACTCGTTTGTCGGCTCGCGCCCTCTCGTGGATGCAACCACGCTTCGACCCATGCCGCAGGGAGGCTCAGTTTTCATCAGACCTGTAGTGAATGTCCATGGATCAGTGGGTACTGCCACACAGAACACGACCATCACCGCGTCGGCTTTCGGCATTGACGACATTCAGATCACCAAGACCATTCAGGGTGGCTATGTTGAAATCAGCGAAGCCGCAATCGACTGGTCACAGCCTGAAGCACTCGGACCGTTGCTTGACGACATGGCTCGCGTGTACGCAGACCGCACCGACTTGCTCGCCTGCTCGGAATTGCAGACTGGCACCACCAACAGCAACAACTTTGCTAACGCATCAATTGCTGACCCGGCATACTGGGTTGAGTGGATGTACACCGCAGCTGCTGACATCTTGACTGGTTCAAATGGCAACTTGCCGTCCATCTTGGCTGTGTCACCGAACGTCTGGAAGTTGATGGGCAGTTTGTCCGATACTGCTGACCGTCCGTTGTTCCCACAGGTGGGCCCAATGAACGCATACGGTTCGCTCAATGTCGCTTCGACACAGGGCGCGTTTGCTTTCGGTTTGCGCGTCGTCGTTGACCGCAACTTGACCTCGGCTGGCATGACCATCCTTGACCCCCGTGCACTTGAAAACTACGAAATGGCGAAGGGTGCAATTTCCGTTGAAATGCCCTCACAGCTTTCACGCCAAATCGCGTTCCGTGGCTACTGGGCATCCAAGGTCATTGACCCCACCCTCACCATCAAGGCTGCTTTCGTCTGATAGACGGAAACTTCGAGAGGATCTGAATCATGGCCGTATTCACCGTCACGCACGCACAACGTGTAGACGACTACGCCGTGATCCAGACTCTTGAGGCAACCGACATCACGATCGGTCAAACGATCGTTGTTGCAGGAGTAGGAAACAATTTTGATGCGACTTACATCGTTCAGGCTGTCCCTACTTTTGGGTTTGTTGGTGTCAGTGTTGAAGGTGACTTCATATTTGATTACGAAGTCACCATCACGAATCAACTACTTGTCAAATCAAACTTCGATAACTATCAAAGAGCTTCAGCGACTGGAACAGTAACTTGGACCCAGTCCTGCACTTGGTTGTCATCAACTGCCCCGGTGACAGAGTTTCTTGGGATCTCGTCGGCCACGGCAAATGACACCGCGTTCCTAACGACTTGTGTCGCAGCTGCGAACGCTTGGTGTTTCAGGCGTCGCGTGCAGGCTGGTTACCACGACAGTCTTACGACCGTCCCTGACAGTTCAGTGCTGTTGGGAACCACGCTTTACGCCGCAGGGCTCTACCGTGAACGCGGGACCACTGGCGACTCATACGCGTCGTTTGGTGACATGACAGGACCACCGTTGATGACCTTGGGTCGAGTTAACCAGTTGCTCGGCATTAAACGATCGCAGTGTGCATGAAATGGCAGGCATCTTCACGGATACCGTTGACACCGTGTCAGCGTCGCTTACAGCGTTGGGACTCAAGCCTGTCACCGATCCGCGCAACGCACGACCGCTCACCGTGTTCGTGGAACTACCGACGTTCACTTGTTTCAACAACCAAATCGCAGACATCACAGTTGATCTCCGAATCCTCGGCGCGCCACCCGGCAATAGCGACTCGGCGAACTACATCCTCGGCGTCGTGGACACAATTATGAACAGCCCGATCGCCGTTGTAAGTGGCTCACCGTCGCTTGCACAAATCGGTTCACAAGAATTACCCGCATACGACCTAACTATCAGAATCGCTTCCAAGCGCATCCCATAAAGGAAAAACCATGCCCACAACAAAAACCGTTTACCTGTCCAACCCAACCGTCACCATCGGTGGAGTGGATGTCACGCAGAACACCTCTGCGGCCTCGCTTGAGATCGGTTACGACTCACTCGAATCCACGACCTTCGGCGATACCGGGCACCGCTTCGTGTCAGGCCTCCAAATGGTGAACGTCACCTTGACGATGTTCATGAACTACGGGACAGGCGAAATTGAAGCCACCCTGTTTGATCAGGTCGGCGACGGCACCACCACTCTGGTCATCTCACCAGCAGGCACAACCGAGTCCGCCAGTAACCCCGAATACACGATCAGTAATGCCATGTTGGCTTCGTTTACGCCGATCGTCACGACCGTGGGAGAATTGAGCCAGGTCAGCGTAAGTTATGTCGGCGGCACTTGGGTGCGCGACGTCACCAGCCCGTAATCAACAACTAACCAAAGGACCCCGACATGATTGGCATGACATTAAAAGTAGAAATGGTTGACGGTGAAACATTCGAAGCACCGATCACTTACGGAGTTGCGTGTAGGTGGGAAGATCACCACCCCACGCTCTCCGTGGGCCGTTTTTTAGAAGACATGAAGTTCAAGCCTCTCGCATGGTTGGCTTGGGATGCGTTACGAACCAAGAAGATTGTGGTTCCGTTGTTTAGCACTTGGGTTGAGAACGTCATGGATATTACGTTTCTCCCAAAAGCCAAACAGGGCCCGCAGGAAGAGCCACAAACCTGATCGCGCAGCTCGCTGTTCGTACAGGCATCAGTCCGTTGGATCTGATGGAAACACCAGCCCAGATCATTGACGAAATGGTCAGGTTGATTATTGAACAGAACGAGAGCAAGCGATGACAATTCAGGTGAAAGGAGTGGGCGAAACGCTGAGAGAACTTGGCAAAATCAACCCTGCTTTAAAGCGTGAATTGAACAAAGACATTCGCAATATTTTGAAACCGTTGCTGGCTGAAATTAACCAGTCGATTCCGTCGTCGCCTCCGCTGTCGGGAATGGCTCACAACGGTCGTACCGGGTGGAGTAACCGCAAGAACTCGGTCATCAAGATTGACAGCCGTAAGCCCCGCAGGAACCTCAACGAGCCCCGTATGAGTGTCCCTGTCAACATTGTTCGTATTACGACTAAGGGCGCGCCTGTGGCGATTGTAGACATGGCTGGTAGGGCTGGAGGATCGTCGTCTAAGCGTGAAACTAAATATCGGCGTCCGATGTTTGCCAGTTTGTTACCCGGTCAGCCGTCGCGTTTCATGTGGGCTAAAGCATCGGACTCTTTGTCTATGATTGAACGAGAAATGGACTCCACGATCAAGGCCGTGGTGCTCGAAGCAAACCGAGAGATGGCAAGGATTCGCTAATGGCAATCAACATTCCGATCATTACCAGTCTTGAAGATACGGGCATCAAAAACGCTAAAGCCGCGTTCAACGATTTTAAAGCTGCTGTCGGTCAAGCCGAAGGTGGAATGGGAAAGTTTAAGGCTGGGTCCAAAGTCGCTTTGGATGCGGTTGCCGCTAATGCTTCCACGTTTGCTGTTGCAGCTGGTGCCGCAGTCGGCAAGTTTGTCGCTGACGGAATCACAGCGTTTCAAGACATGGCAATCTCAGCGGGCAAGTTTGCTGATGCGACTGGTCTGGCCGTTGAGGACGCGTCACGCTATATCGAAGCGGCCGGCGACATCGGTATCCCAATTGACGCCGTTGAGGGTGCTATCGGTCGCCTAAATAAGACAATCGGTGCCGACCCTGACAAGGTTCGCAATCTTGGCGTAGACCTTGTTTATTTGAAAGACGGTTCGTTAGACGTCAACGAGACTTTTCTTAACACGATTGACCGACTGAAAAAGATTAAGGACCCAGCAGAAAAAGCAAGGGTTGCAGCTCAGCTTCTCGGTAAGGGCTGGCAGTCCATGGCCGAACTTATTGAGATGGGAGCAGACGATCTCAACGCGTCGCTAACAGCGGTTTCGGAACAGAAGGTTATTTCTGAAGAAGAACTTCAAATGGCTCGAGAGTACCGTGCCGCGATGGACGGTCTTGGTGACTCGGTTGATGATCTGCAAATTAAGTCTGGTCAACGCTTAGTTCCTTTAGCGACTTTGTTGGCTAATGGTGCTAGCGCCGCTTTAGATTTTGACGCCAAAGTTACTGAATTATTTAAAGACATTGTTGGTAACGGGACGCAGGCTGAGGAACAGTTAAGCGAGTTGGCTGGTGTTGTAGACGAGGGTCGGATCAATGCTGGAGCGTTTAAGACAGCAATCCAAAACGCCAAAACACCACTAGACAATTTGGCAACCTCGGCAAATAACGCCAGTGTCGCAATCGTTAACGCTGATACTGCTTGGAAGAACTTGACCGGGTCATTAGATCGTGAAGTTGCACTCGACAACGCCAAAACTGATCTAGCCGAACTTGAAGCCGCAGCTGCTAAAGCGTTCGGCACAGGTGCCCAAGCAGACATTGATGACTACGAAGCCAAGCTCGCTAGTTATGCGGGCGTCCTTGCTGGCATATCGGGAACAATGGACGGCATTTCATCCAAAGAAATCTTGTTTAGGTTCAAGACTCAAGGTTCAGCAGCTGCGCTTGAGTACGCAAGGTATCTTGCTCGAGGTGCCGAGTACGGCGGGATCAGCGAGTTTGACGCTTTAACGCTTGCTGGTATCTCGGGCACTCGAGCAAGCGGTGGCCCGGTCATGGGTGGCGGAACTTATCTTGTTGGTGAGCGCGGTCCTGAACTGTTCACACCGTCGTCGTCTGGAAACATCACACCAAACAACGCTTTAGGTGGCGGGGCGAACATTACGGTCAATGTGAACGGCGGAGACCCTAACAGCATTGTCAGAGCACTTCAACAGTACGTTTACCAATCAGGCCCAGTTCCTATAAACACTCGAGCGATGTGATGCCGACCACCGACTGGACATTCCTACTTAACGGAACAACTAATTTTAATAGTTACGTCCTTTCAGCAAACATTAAACAAGGACGAGAAAATTACTTAGACAATTACGATGGCGGGTCAATTGCAATAACAATAAACAACACCGCAAACTATGCAAACAATTTTGCGTTTAATACCAAAATATTGGTCAATTACAACTCAAGCGCCGCTTTTAAACAAATCTTTTATGTTCAAAACATAGATTTCAACGACTACCCCGGCAATACAGGATTATCTACAGCAACAATCTTTGCAGTAGATGCTTTAGGTAGATCAGGCAGAATTCAAGCAACGGCTTTTGGTTTGACACAAGCCAACACTATAAATCAGTTACAACAATTTGACACAGGCAACGTCTTGCCTACCGATATTGTCGTGTCAGCAACTTTAGGTGGTGGAGATTCAATCGCCTCAGCTCAGACATACACGGGAACTGTCCTAAATCAAATCAACTTAATTAACGCAACAGAACGTGGAGTGATTACCACTACCGCTGGTACTTCAGCACCTTTTAACAGCACTATTGCGCCAATGCCTCGAAGCAACCTTTATTCGGCTGTTACCTCGTTTTCGTTTGGTCGTACAACATCCTCAACAGTTATTGCTTACAGTTCTTTTGATCGAATCCAAAACGGATCGTCGTTTATTAACACAGCAACAATTTCACCCTTAGGTTTGTCTCCAGTAACCGAGACAAACTCGGCTTCCGTTTCAACTTATGGACCCACCTTTTATGGTTCGTCAACGGTTGATTACAACACAACTCAAGCCACAGGCAACGCCGATTGGATTTCAAACACTTTTTCTAACCCTGCATCGTTGCGGTTTGTTATTACTTTTACCGACAAAATGCAAAATTCAACGGCGCTTGATAATTTTGAATCTACGTTTTTTCAAACTATTTATCTCATTTATTCGCTCGCTTATCGAGTGCCCGGTGACGTTTCAGATACAACTGTTCAAGTGGTGCGAGAAGGTTGGCAAATTAACATCACTCCATCGCAAACTTCTTTTACATTGTTTTTTAGTCCACTCAACTATTATTCGTTTTTTACACTTGATTCGTCCAGTTTAGGAATTTTGGATACCAGTCGTCTCGGCTGGTAAAGGAGAAAATATGGCTATTAACCCAAACACAGACTTTTCGTCGGGTGCTGTCTTGACAGCCGCACAGCAGAACCGTTTCCCTCGTGGGGTCATGGGTGCCGTGTACCGCACCGCTGGCGACTACACGATGAGCACTACTGTCGGCGATGTGACAGGAATGTCCATTACTTTTACAGCAGTAGCAAGCCGAACATACAAAGCATCGTGGACTATTAGCGGTTACAAAGCAACTTCAAACGGTTGGGCTGCCATCTATCTCACTAACAGCGCCAACACTGTTTTCGGTTCTGTTTACAACACAGCTTTAATTTCGGGTGTCGGCTATTTCAACCTTTCAGGTTTCACTTACTTCAGTAACTTGACTGCTGGATCACAAACTCTAAAATTGCGTGCACAAATTGAAAATGCGGCAGGTGTGATAAATGCGTCAGGTACCAATCCTGCTGTTTTTATGGTTGAGGACTGTGGCCCATCATGAAAATCAACCTTGAAAATCCTGTTGGCATTGAGTTTGATTATTTGATGCGAGCAAAACGAAACGAACTTCTTGCACAGTCCGATTGGACACAATTACCAGACGCAACCGTAGACCGTGAAGCATGGGCGACATACCGCCAAGCCCTACGAGACTTCCCAGCCACATGGACAGCAGGACCCGAAGCCGACTTCCCCGATACACCGTGAAAACGCTTGCAGTGATCGCAGCTCTCGCCGTCGTCCTCATGTTCGTCGTCACTGGATGTAGCGACCGCACTCGAGACAACTGCGAAACTAAACCAACAGCCACAAGGTGCAACCAATGAGAAAACGACTTACTAACTCCGAGATCAAAGCGCGCCTAGTTCTAATGGTGGGAATTGCGCTGTCGCTTACTTTCATCATGTCAGTCGGGATGATCTTGTACTCACTGACTTTTGTTGTACAACCACTTGAAGTGTCACCGAACGATTCCAAGGGATGGGAGACCCTTTCGAGCGTAATGTTGGTTTTGGCTGGTGCATTGACGGGATTGCTCGCAGCCAATAATTTGAAGGACAAGGAACCCAAAGATGACATCTAGACCGTACACAGGTAACACCGACGGCAACCATCCCACACCTCGCCCCGGCACGAAACGGTTTGTGGAGTTCTGCGAGTACCTTTTCGGCGTCAAGAACATTGGCATCTATGCGAACCGTCCGATGCGATCGGGACCGCAGCTGTCCGTCCACGCGACATGGCGAGCCACCGACCTGAAAGGCACCAAAGCCCAACGCAAAGCCTTAGTCGAATTCTTGTTTCAACACCGCGACCTTTTAGGCATTGAAGAAATTCACGCTTACGACGGCACAGGATGCCCACTACCGAACCTCACTAAGTTTGGCGCTGGGTACCGATGCGACCGGGACGCTTGGAAGGCTTGGACCCCTACACGCAACGGAGGCACACCTGGTGCGGACTGGACTCATGTAGAGATCTCGCCGTTTATGGCCGACAACCTCAAACTGGTTGAGGACGCGTTCGCCCAGATATTTGCTCAATGACTTGACATTCGGTTTGGGAGTCGGTCAAATGACTGGCAACCAAGTGCGTCCCGTGATAGCGGGACCCCGACCGCAGGAGGAAGCAATGCAACCATCCCTTTTTGACGTTCTCGCTGTTCCAGCCGAGATGCTCAAATACGAAGCCTTTAAAGAGGCAAACCCTTGGGTCATGCCGACCCTCACCAAAATGTGTTACCAGCTGATGCACCGCGGATACACGCATTACGGCATCGCAGCTCTTATTGAAGTCTTGCGCTACGAACACGCGATCACCAACGACCCCAGTAGCGAGTTCAAATTCAACAACAATTACCGCGCCTTCATGGCCCGAGAGATCATGCAGAAACCAATGCTGGAGGGATTCTTCAGCACCCGCAAATCAGTTGCGGACCTATCAGAGGACTACTAAATGAACCT